AGTGGCCACCAACAAGACCATTCCTGACCCCATTGATTATGAGGGTGAGGAATCAGTAGATCCAGTTGAGATTTTTCAACAACTCAGCGACTGGCTCGAAATCATTATCAGCACATTGCAAGACACTTTCGATGCGGCTACCCTCGTTCGCGAATATGGAATTCAAAACTTTCTAGCAGATCGTATTGATATCCATAGACAGCAACAGTGGATGATACACTCAATCCTGGGTTTGACTCCATAACAATAAATAAAACATAACTTCTTAGAAGGCGAGAGATACAATGAACTCATCACAAACATTGGCGACAACAGAGGCCACTGATGCCACAACAACTGAAAATCAGGCCACGGACAGATCTTACAATCAAAAGGAAGTAGACGACATGATGGCAAGGATGAAGACATCCCTGCAGAAAAAGTTATTGAAACCCTATGAAGACCTAGGCGATCCAGAAGAACTACGAGTCATTCGTCAGGAGCATGAAAAGCGCCAGACCGAACAGCAATTAAAGCGTGGTGAATTTGAAAAGACCTTGCAAGAATTGGCCGCTAAAAAGGATTTAGAAATCCAAAAAAGGGATAGCATTATCAAAGAATACAAAGTCAACACGCCATTGATGTCAGCGGCCGCTCGTTATCGTGCAGTCAATGCTGATCAGGTCAAGGCTCTGTTGGCACAAAATGTAAGACTTGGTAATGAAGGTGAAGTGGAAGTAACAGACCACACTGGCAAAGTGCGATACAACGATCGTGGTGAGCCATTGCAAGTTGATGACCTAGTGCGCGAATTCCTAGATTCGAATCCGCATTTTGTGTCAGCAACTCCTGCTACCACACATAGCCGAACAAATGTGACTAATAACAACTCACAAGACATAGATGTTTCCAAGTTGGACATGAGATTGGCCGAGCATCGCAAGATATACGCCAACATGCAACAACAAAAGAAATTTTAAACCATTAAAGGAATAATGAAATGGCCTCAACAACCTCCGTTAACTCCGCACTCTATAGTGCGTTAGTTACACAAGCCCAATTCGCGGCTTATGAAAATTCTATCGCTCGTCAACTAGTAACAGTATTTGACGCACCTCTTAACACAGGTAAAACTCTACAAGTGCCAGTATGGGCCGCAGTATCAGCCACAGCAGAATACAATTCTGGCTTGACTGAAGGTACAGCACCAAGCTCATTGAGCACCAACACCACAAGTGCAATTATCACGCTTGGTGAACACATTGTTTACCATCAAGTGACTGACATATTACGCGACTCTGCATACAATGATGTATTTGCACAGTTGGGTGATATGAGTGGTCGTGCCATTGCTGAGTCATTGGACACTGAAGTGTTCAGTTACTTTGCTCCCAATGCCGCCGCTACCCTAAGTGGTAATGTGGGCACTGACGGTGGCACAGTCACAACTCAGACAATCTTACAAGCCGCCGCAACTTTGCGTTCACGCAAGTTGACAGGTCCTTTCTATGCTGTGATCCACCCAGGACAAGCATATGCATTGAAGGCCAATTTGACAGCCACAACATCATACAGTTCTATCAGCAATGTTGGTAACTCAGTATTGGATGGTTTCTACATCGGCCAAATCGCCGGCGTATCAATCTTTGAAAGCGCCCTGGTTCCAGGTAATGCAAGCAATGCTTACGGTGCTGTATTTGCACCACAGGCATTGGGACATGCAATGCGTGGCGGTATTGAAATGAATACTCTGTATTTGCCAGCAACTCGTGCAACTGATGTTGTTATGAAGGCAACTGCAGGTGCTCAGATTCTTAATACTACATTTGGCGTTCGCGTTCTTGGCGCTAAGTCTATACCTTAATTAGGAAACGAACAATGCCCTTCTTAACCAGCGGTTCAACCACTCTAGCGTTTGCTCAATATCAAGATGTTATTGATGCTGACCAACGATTGTTTGAAGCCAACGAAGGGCTCACGGAAGATGTCATTGAACAGTTCACAATCCGTTCAACTGAGCGCATATTGACTATTATCAAAGATTCGGATTGGTGGAGAGAGTATTATCTACATCTCTTCCCCAATCCTAGTCTGACCACAACAGCCGATGTGCCTGATGTTGACATAGCTCTGATTATAGGTCGTACCAACGACTTTACTGATCTATGTGTGTATTACAGTCTCTGGAATTATATCCTACCTAAGATCGCAGATTTTAGCAAGGAAGACAATGCCGAGCGTGCCAAGATAGGTTACTATCAAAGCAAGTATAATATGCTATGGGATGAATTGATCAATGCCGGAGATTGGTATGATCGCTCGGGCGATGGAACGGTGACCAGCACTGAAAAGTATCCTGGTAACTATGGTCTTAAGAGAGTCCGATGAGAACAGAAATCATTACCAGCCTACAAGCAATATCAAAAGTGATCTTGAAAGACTTCAAGGTTACCGAAGCCTTGCCTTGGGAAGACAATGGTGCGCCATTGTATCACCATAACAAGAAACACATTTATGTTGACCTGCCACAAACTCGTCAAGAACCTGTGTTGAATGATTTTGCTATGAAAGGCACAGTTAATGAAACCAATACAGTCCGTGTCTACTTCGTTACAGATGCCAAGCAACTACCTTCAAACTATTATGATCTAGTCACTGCTGTGAAAGCCATTAGAACCACTTACGCTGTCACCGGCGTGATTGACAGAACATGTCAAGTTTCTACCACATTCCAAGCAGATGCCTTGATCACTGAATTTGAATTTAGTAACCGAAAAACAATAACCAATTAAAGGATAGAATAAATGAGTTATATTAATCCAAGTCCTGGTGTAACGGCACAGCAACTTCTAGTGTATCTAGACTGCGGCCAAGCATTAGGCAATTTAACGCTAGGCGGTTCAAACATCAGTTTGCCCGCACTACAAAATGTCACAATCAATTCATCAAACGATGTGTTTACCTGGAGCCAGTTGGATAGTACTGCTAAGAAGTCTATTGCAACCACTGCAACAAACAGTTTGTCAATGAACATTGTGGTTGACAATGCAACATTCTTTGGAAGTAACATTACTGCCGCTCAGAGCAATACTGCTACACAACAAGGTGTGTTGGGTTTAAGCCGTAACAAAACACTAGTGACATTCAGTATTCGTGCTGATGGATCTAGTACAACATATATCAAAGGTCAAGGATATATCACTGGTGTTGCTCCTGCTATCACAGCAGAACAACCAGTATGGGTCACACCATTGAACATTGCTGTTACAGGTGAGTATACAGTTTCTGCAACTGCGTAATCAGTTCAGCAACCGGGGGAAAGGGCTCACAAGGCCCTTTTCTTGTTTCAATAAATAGATATGCAGACAGGGAGCCGATAGATGGATATATTAGATGAAAAGTCTGACGCGGAGTTAATCCGTAGTGCCATAGGAGAGATAGCCAAAGCCCGCAATGAAATATTGTGTGCTAGAGCAGATGTAGAGAAAGCCACTGGTAGATTAAATTTTCTATTAGTATTGGCCAACACTTTGATTGAAAGAAACGAGGATCGATAGATGAAATTAGTAGACATTGCCAAAGAACCCACCCTTATACGATTAACATTAGATGACGAGGAAACCGTTGCCGAATATGGCGAAGCCCTTGAGTTCTGGTGTTACGATCGCCAACCGCTTGATACATTCATGCGTGTTGGTAGCCGTGCTGGAGATACCTCTGCCATGGTTGATGTTATGAAAGATTTAATACTGCATGAAGATGGCACGCCAGTCATGCGAGACAGGATGATACTGCCCAATCGCATCATGCTTCGTGCAGTGAACAAGATGGTAGAACAGCTGGGAAAATAACGCGAGGCGGTGCAGACCATGATGAGGACCACTTGCACATGTTATTGGTGCTAGATGGGCTAGGAGAAAGATATCACATGCTTCCTCATCAAGTGATTGCACAAGCCTCGACATTTGATTTGTATGTGATGAACACTGCCCGTGCATGGGCAAGGCATCAGCAGGAGTTGGCTCAGGCCGGTGTAACCAAACCTATACCGCATAAAAGTCAAGAAGAATTAGCGGCCATGTTGGCGGCAACACGAGCGGAGGTAGCAGGACAATGAGTTTACAAGTAGATTTTGATGCAGGTGCGGTGATCAAGCAATTGACTGCCTTGCGTGGAGCCACACGAACCATTATGCCTGCGGCCTACAAAACTTTCTACGATGTTACTCCTGTTAGATCTGGATATGGCAAACGCCATACTCGCCTGTCGGGTAATACCATTCGAGCCGACTATCCTTATGCCGGAGTGCTGGATGCAGGCCGTGGCTATAGGGATGGACAGATGCGAGGCTCCGCACAATTTGGTGGCAAAGGTATGTCAACACATACTTTAAAAACCATCCGCACTGAAGTCACAAAATTTATAAAAAAGATAACGGGGAAGTAAGCCATGGCAGAGAATATTAGTGTAACATTAGTACTAGACGACAGTCAATACACAGGCAAGATTGACCGTGCTGGCAAGTCAGTTGAAGATTTTGGTACCAAGGCCAAAGTTGCCAGTGACAAATCCAAGTTGGGATTTGATAATGTAAACCATAGTGCCGAAGCACTCAAAGCCAAAATGGAGATGCTTCAAGGTGTGATCCTGGGCGCCGGCTTCCTGGAATTTGGCAAACGGGCCTTGGAAACAGCAGACCGTGTTACGGATCTATCAGCGGCCACTGGCGTTAGCATTCCTGAACTGTTGAATCTACGCGAAGCATTTGAAGCATCAGGTGGCAATGCTGAAAAGTTGGGTCGTGTGTTGGGCAGTCTAAATGACAACATGTATGCGGCTCGCGAAGGCTCAATTGCCGCACAAGAGTCCTTGCTCAAATTGGGATTAAGTTTCAGCGACATAGCCAACCTCAGCACCTACGATGCAATGAAGGTAGCGGCAAAAAGCCTAGCCGCTATCAAGGATGAAGTAGAGCGTGGAGCAGTGGCATTCAAATTGTTTGGCAAAGAAGGTCGCAGTATTGATTGGGTCAAACTCAATGCAGAAGTCCAGGCAGGTGGTGCGGACATGGGCAAATACAGCGAATCCTTAAAAAAGGCCGGCGATGCACATGACAAATTGGCAGCCGCGGCAGAAAAATTACAGATTGCTTTTGTTGACCTGTTGGAAAAAACCGGCATTCTGGATGCCATCAACGGTCTGAGCAACGACATGAGCAAGTTTGAAAAAGCTGTCACAGTTGCCGGTATTGCATTTGGCATTTACTTTGGGGTCAAGGCTGTGGAAGGTGTGATCGGTCTTGCTCTAGGAGTGAACAAATTAACCACAGCCTTAGAAAGCCTATTGGTGGCCACAAAGATTCTAGAAAAAGGCACAGTATTTGGACGCATTGCCAGCCTGGCTCTGGTCGTTGGTGCGGCCGGTGCGGCCTATATGGGCTGGGATAAACTACAAGATCATTTTGCTGAAAAAGATCTAGAACGCGACAAAGCGGCCGCTGAGTCTAAAAAGAAACTGGACAAGGACAAAGCCAATGCACCCAAACTTCGTCCTGTTGATCCAGGCTGGGAAAAAGAACTTGTGGCCATTGATGCCATCAGCGAAGCATATCGACGCAACAATGAAGAAAATTTAAGAAAAATAAATTTACAAACTCAAGCAATTGGTCTAGGGGAAGATCAACGACAATTAGAAGAACAACTATCAAATGCTCGTGCTGAAAGTGCAAAACAACAGGCTGACCTGGATCAAAGAATCAAAGAAACCACAGCCAATCAACAGATGCTACAAAATCAGAAAGCCGCCACCATCCTGGCTTTGCAGACTGAAAAAGTTCAAGTCAAAGAATTGGCTGATGCTTACGAAGTTAGTTTAAACAAAACTATTAAATTACAACAAGACAAAAATCGAGCAGTTCGTTTTATTACGACGCAATACGAAGATCAGATTGCCTTGGATCTTAGATTGCAGAAAATAACAGATGAAACCAACAAAGCCGGACTCAGTGATCGTGAACGCAAATATGCTGATATTGCCTCAGCCGCCCGCGATAGCGCCAAGGCAGAAGCCGATGCAGAAGAAAAGCGTTTAGGATTCAATTCTGATGGCACCAAAATTAAACTTACTGCTGAAGCAAGAAAAGCATTTGAAGATGCCGCCGCGGCACGAGCCGTTACAGAAACAGCGGCCGCACAGCGAGCCGACGACCAGGCCACGCAGTTCTCAACCGGTTGGGGTCGTGCATATAAACAGTTTGCCGAAGACTCGGCCAATGCGGCCTCATTTGCACAACAACAATTTAATACTCTGACCAAAGGCCTCGAAGATGCCTTTATTACCTTTGCCAAAACAGGCAAGTTGAGTTTCAAGAGTCTGATCAACGACATGGTTGAACAGATGTTACGCAACGACTTCCGTAAATTGATGGGTGGCTTGTTAGGTGGTGGTGGAGATGGCGGAGGTAGTTTATTGGGTGGCATTGGCAAGTTGTTTGGACTTGCTGGTGGCGGTAGTGTTGCCATGAACCGACCAGTGCTGGTAGGCGAACAAGGTCCTGAGATCTTCATGCCAGCCAGCAATGGTAGTATCATACCCAACAGCCAAATTGGTGCAGGCGGAACCCAACAAGTAAATTACTACATCAGTGCTGTGGATGCCAAAAGTTTCCAAGCTCTGATTGCCCGCGATCCAAAGTTTATACATGCCGTGGCTGAACAAGGGCGTATGAGCATGCCTACATCGCGTAGATAAGGAACAACAATGACAACAACAGCATTCCAATATGTATTTGACAACGCAGAATCAATCTCATTTGATCGCCGCGGTGTAACAGCACAAACAATCAGTCGTGACAACACAGTACGCACAGTATCGCGTGGCGGACAGATATGGAAGTTCACAGTGTCATTACCAAACGGTATTCGTTGGAGTGATAGTCGTGCTTATATTGAAGCTATCGATGCCGCAGACAGATACACACCTGGCACCGTCCAAATTAATAATTCTGGTTATACCAGTTGGTTGAACAAGTATCAAGGTGATAGTGTAAACTACACCGGCTTTGCGGCCACCTGGACACAGGGCGCACAAAGCATCACCTTGACTACAAGCCCAACAACAGCATCAGGTTATAAATTCAAATCAGGCGATATTATCCAACTGGGTTTGACCGGTCATGTGTATAGTGTTGTGGCTGATGTGGCATACAACAGCAACACAGTATTTCTAAACAGACCCATCATGGATGCCAGTGCTGTCACAACAGCCATTGTGGTAGGGCCTGATGTGACCTGGACCTTGATCTGTGTCACCATGCCAACTTGGAATATTTTTGCTCGTGATCAAGTGGCTTGGTCTGGAGCATTTACATTTTATGAGTATCTGATATGAGTTTAGAATTAACCAACTATGGCGAAATTCAAACAGCCCTGTTCTGTCGCATTGATGTGCCAGACTATGCTGTATTGCGTTTCAGCAATCTGAATCGTAGTTTTACAATCAACGGAGAAGCATACACAGCCCTGGGTCAATTACTGGGAGTGGGCTCTACCAGCAGTGAAATCAGTGCCAAAGGTGAGTCAGTCACTGTGGCTGTTAGCGGCATTCCAAACTCCAGCATTGCAGAAATAGACAGCATCAAATTAAAAGGCTCTAGTGTAGAAATATA